ACGCGCACCTGACGGATAAGCCGTTTTATACGACTTTTCGTCAGTTGGACGTTGAGCCTTTCTTCTATCCCCATGAAGATGATGACCGAAAAGATCATCGCTTCCATAGGGAAAGTTAGGGCTGAACCCATAGACGCGAACTTGGCTAAACGGATAATTCCGTGGCCAGGCACATCAGCCTTCCGGCTTCTGCAGGCATCCACAGCCTTATTCAGGTGAGGATGCCGCTCCAGCAGAAGTCGTACATGCTGATTCGAGACTCGATCGGATGCTTCACTTAAATCAAGTGTAGCCAGAGATCCATCACTGGATCCCTGTTTGGCTAAACGCTGATTAGGCGTTTGGTCAGTGAATCCGACAAGACCATAGGAGAAGTTGTCACGATCTTCTATAGTCTTTACGAGAACCTCCATTAGAGCTTGCTGCGTATATTGCATCGCAGTAGGCTCAATGGCGATAATCCTAGGAGTCTTGAGCGTTTTAGGAACAGGAGTTACCTTAACTGGCAACTCCTCTCCGGGTTCAAGGTAGGTAATGGCGGTGGCGTCGAAAAGACGCCAACTCGGAAATAAATACTCTCCTGCTGGAAAGTATTCTTCCAAGCGCTCAGGCCAATCACGGAGAAGATACTTCTTGTTACCAAGAAGTCCATCCGCAGTTGACCCGGGCCCGTGCTTTGGGACCACTATCCCGTCAAAGACGAGATTATCGACCTTTGACAGAGTGTCTCCCCAAAGCAGAGTTGCGAGCCGACGAAACCTGATCTTAAGATCATTGGTCAGTCGGGTATCGCTTTCCCTAACCTGCCTCTCCACCTCGATGTAATTCTGCAGAGCTTTTCGCACCCTACGTGGCGTGCAGGGCCTAGCCAGTTTGCTAAACATCAGAGTTATCTGACGAATAGCAAAGATGGCATCCACAGATGGATCATCGAGCAACGTACCGAACTTCCGATCGAAGACAAGATCGAGGAAACCTCCTAGAAATAGGGGGAGACCTCCTCTTCCGAAGCTAAAGCTTCGAAAGAGTTGATGATCTACCTTTCCTTGCTCAAGACCTTTTTGGAGATCTTCAGCAAAGGTGGGTAAGGTGATTGTCAGAAATGACTCACCCTCATCTTCGAATCGATCAGAGATGGTTTTCCAATCTCTGACGGTGCAAACGCCACACCAGGTCCCAACCTCGGTTAGGACCGCCTGCGCAAAAGACATCAGGCTTTTCACGTGCCCCACTCCCGTAAAGGGTAGTAGGTGGACGTCCTTAGCTATGGTAGCCGAACTCTGTGATCTCGAAAAGGAGATCCAGAGGAAGCATACAGTTATGTATGCCCAAACCCAGTAATACACTCACGGAGGAGAATATACATGGCTATTTGATCTGCGAGAGACAATATCCCAATGATAATCGTTACAAACGAAATCAGAAAGATAAAAGTCTCTTCCAGATCTTTCTGATGAGGTGATTCTGCATAAAGCAGGTTATCATTCTTATCAGAAAGGCCAAATTCTCTTCTGAGAGAGATTACGACTCGCCCCCCAACATCTGGGTTGTGCGAGCACCAGTTGACGCAGTTGCCCATGCAGTCAATGCATCGACAATTTGCTTCTTCTCCGTGATCGAGAAACCAGACAACGGACTGTCTACTGTCAGCGAAACGCTGATTGAGTAGTTACGGTACGTTGCTGGAGTCAATGGATCAGGAGAAGTCTTCTGGAAATCAACTCGAGCACTATTTCGCACACGTTTTCCAGTCGTGGACGAGATAGTCAGGCGAACAGTTCCGTCGTCTTTTGTAAAGACTCCACGGGATTCGCCGCTGCTAGTTCTCGGAAGAGTATTAGCAACGGAGTTGATGGTCAGGGTTTGTGGATCGGCGAAAGCCATAGCAAGTCTCCTGTACAGGTTTGTGATTTAGCTTGTTTAACTAAATCACACTGGAAGGAACGTATTAGCCAAAAGATGTCCTTTTGGGACTATTCAGCCAACACGCTTTGCCATAAGTAACTTTTGTTAAGCTACTTATGGTCAAGCCCTTGGGTGATCCCAAGAGCAGCCAAAATGGCCAACTGACGAGGGCTAAAGCCGTCGAAAGTTAGGCCAAATCCGTAAGGGGATGCGCGTAGCCTCATCTTAGAAGTCGTTTGAAACGACTCTACGAGGGCTCCAGTCGGGCCATAGTTAACTATGTTGATGCCCGGATGGGTGTAGGTATGCTTCTCACGTGTAGAACACATGATATAGCCCCTACGCATCAC